CCAACGGCTCACACCTGCCGTTTTTCGTGCGGTAGCCGGTAGCCTCTGAAAATGCAGTTTTCAGATGGAACATGAACCATGTGGAAAAAGCGCCGCGCTCCGGGCTGTAGGTCTCCACCGCCGCCACCATAGCCAGATAGCCGGTCTGGTACAGGTCGTCAAATTCCACGCCCCGGGGGTTGCCGCTGAGCTGCAGGGCGGTCATGATTTGCATGGCTTTTCGTTTCACAAGGCCGTTTACCTGTTCCCACAGCTCCAGCGTGCGCCCCTGGTCACCCTGCCGGATGGCAATGGCTAATTCTTCGTTTGACAATGCTCACCCTCCCAGCCGGGGGCATTTGCAGCCCCCGGCACAATCCGCAGAAAATCCTTTATCTGCGACCCGCCGCAGTCCTTCGCGCCGGGATTTTGTTTTGCTGTGGAAAAACGCATAGGGTCAGTGCTTCGCCCCTCTGAGCTTGTCCACGGAGATAATGCCGCCATGCGGCGGTTCTCTGTTGGAGCTGCCGCTTAGAAACTCTCGACGAAATCACCGGAAAGCTGCTCCCACCATTCGCCCATGCTGAGCGTTACGCCGGGAGAATCGCGCCGCTGACCGTTGCCGCCCCGCCCGCTGCAATAGTTGGCAACGCCGATAATCTTATCCCACGCCCTCAAGGTTGTTCCCATGCCTCTAGCGCAGTCTCGCGCAAGGCAGAATAATGCAACCCTGTCTTTTGTGCTGTCTGCGTTGTCCGCCGCTTCCTTCGCATAGTGGCCGATCAGCTTTAACATAGTCGGGTTCTTGTCGTATCTGTCCGCAAAGCCGAAATAATCATCTACCGTCAGAATGCCGGTTTTCATCAGCTCAAGCGCGTTATTGTCAATAGCGGAGGGGTCGGCAAGGTTGCTCGTCTGCACTTCCTTTTCCAGTGCGCGGCGGAGGTCTGCGGCCTTCGCGTCGAACTCCGCCCAGATGCGAACCGCTTCTTTGCGCAGGTTTGTTTCTGCATCTTGGAGCTGGAGCGTGACAATCTGCTTTTTCATCGCGTCCGTTCCCGCGTCCTGCATGGCCTTTCGTGCCTGCTCTACTGCGTTATACGCGGCGGTGTATTTTTCCCGTGCCTCCTTGAAAGCGGTGTCAAGGTCTTTTGCAAAGTGGTTATACTGGCTCATTTCGTAGTCCTTTCTGTTGCAAATAGGGTGCAACTCCCATTGTCGTACATCATACAGTTATTGCCGCAGGCCATCCCGCCGGATAGGGGGCAACGTTTCCCGGTCTGTGCCGTTCCTGGCCTGCATCTGTCCCCGCTCATAAAGGCGCAGTCATCACCTCGGCAAACGGGGTCTATGGCCGTTGAAAATGGGCAGGACTTCCGGCGGGGCGCTGGTTCATAACTGTGGGTTGGCGATTCTGTCCCCATCGGTACAGTTCCGAATGTGGTATGAACCATCGGCATATATTCTTTGCAAGCTTCCCCCATCCATCTGAACCGCTGGCCGTTGCTGTCAACTTCCGGGTATTGATCAAAAATAGACATTTTTACACCTCCTTATCAATCGTCTTCGTGGAAAACCGTCTTTTTACCTTCTGAATCCTTGAACAAAGTAGCTGATTCATAGCTCACCTCAAAAAGCGGGGTGTGGTATCCTGTATGATCTTTCAGCAGTTCAAGATTTGCGTCATACATGGCGCAGTAAGCGGGGATGATCTGCTTGTTCCACGTCTGTTCATCAATCGCGTGGGAACAGTGCGGGCATTCTCTGGCCTTGCCATATCGAATGTCCCGGCGGTAAACCGCCCAAATGCCGCCGCAGTAGTGGCATTTGATTCGTAAATAGCCCATATTTTCACCCCCTTCCCTATGCGGAAACGCCCTTTTTGTAAATCACACGGTCAAGAGCATAGGCAACGGCGTCGATCGTGTGGTTATCCTTATCCGGGAGAACGGAAAGAAAGTTTCCATCCTTATCCGTGGCATAACTGTAGTTTACAAACTCCCGGTATGCTTCGGGGGTTCGCTTCGGGTCAATGACAATGCGGCGGTGCTGTAACCATTTCACGCGGTATTCCACACACCCGGGGAATTTCCTGCATGGTATGCACTTGATCCCCTCGGCCTGAATGTCGGCGATACTCTTAGGCTCCGCGCAATCGGCGGTAATGGTGTACTGCTCCGTATACTCGCCCACATAATAGGCATAGCTTACTTCCTGGCTCCTGTCGTAGCGGCGGCGCTTGATCTCGGCGGCGATCTGCCTGTTTGACCAGTGCCGTTCATAAATTTCATCCAGAAAATAAACGGTGTCGGTCTTTCGGTCATAGGCCACACGCATACAGGCGCAAGGGTCAACCGCGAAACCGAAGTCAAGCCCCATGAAGATATAGCCCATCTCGTTTATTTCTGCGTCTGTGATCTCCCCGATTTCCAAATTGGGGAATACCTCGCCGCCCGTTCCGGTTGCTATGCCCATGTATTCATGCTCATATGCCTTGTAATTCAGCGCTTTCAACCGCTCGGCCTCATACAGAAACGCTTCACCCAGCCACTCCGGGGGAACTTGCGTGTAGTTAGTCAGCAGTGTGACGGCCTTTTCGTCCGGCTCCTGTATGAATACGTTCGCCCAGTTGTTGGCACTGATGGGAGGGTTAAAGCTGCGGAATACGATTGCGCTGCTGCCCTGGCCTCTCAAGACAGACTGCATAACGTTTCGGGTGAAGTTGGCGCCGGGAAGCTCTGAAAATTCCTCAAGCCAGATATAGCGGAATGTACCGCGCCGGGGTTTGATGGATTTCAGCTTGCTTGCATCGTCCAGACCACGGAAAAGAATTTCCTGCCCGGTGGGAAGATATGTATAGCTCATGGGGCTTACACGCCCCCGCCACAGGTGAGAAACGCCCAACGTGTCTATTGCCCAGCCGATTTGTGAATAGCAGCTATCGCGCAGGGTGTTTCCCACGGCACGGAATACAATGGCGTTTGATTCCCCATCCTGCATGATTCCGCTGACGATCTCCACAGACACAAACGACGATTTGCAGGAACCGCGCCCGCCGGGGAGGTTGTATGTGCTGTGTCTCCCTGCCTTGACATCCTCGTGTAAGGGGTAGTATACAGGCGCTATGTGCTGCTTCACGTCGATGCAGTCGATCAGGGCTTTTGCTTCCTGCTGCCGCCGTCTGGCGGCATTGCTTGCCCTCACACGGCTTTTTAATCGGTCATAATACATCGGATTCCCCCTCGGTGCTTTCCAGCTCTCTGAGAATGTCGTTGAACTCGGAGAACCGCAGTGCGTAGTCAAGCAAGGTTCTGGCGGCTGACACTTGAGTGATACTGGATTCTTCATCGTCCGCCACGATCTTGCCCAGCCGGTCTATTGCAGCGGTCAAATTCTGCTGCAGCTGCCGGGTTGCGCTGTCCATGATTCCGGCGGCGGCCTGTTTATAGGCCGCCCGGAACTCCGGGTCATCGAAATAAGTGCGCATAGTACGCTCTGAAATACCTGCCGCTTTGGCCGCTTCTTTCTTCGTGCGGCTGGTCAACAGAGCAGCAAGTAATCTTTCCTTTTTGTGGGTCAAAGTCCCACCTCCTTCCGCTTTTGGCCGGTTTTTGCCGGGAAAACTTGTCGTTCATGCTATTCACACCCCATACCAATAAGCTATGGCTTTGCAGATTTGCTCATATTCGGCACATGTGGCGGCCAGCTTACCAAGCTGTTGCTTTGCGTCCTCGTACTGCCGCCAACGT